GGTCCGCAGTGATGAATTGATACGCTTCCTTGTGATACATCAGGTTTTGGACGTACGAGGTCGATGCGTTGCCAACGAACGTCAGCGTCTTCGAGTTGAAGTCCGACGTTGCCAACTGCGCACCCGCCGAGCTGCACACGTTCTGACGTGCACCGGTCAGGAAGATCTGCGGGCTGATGGTCGTCGTGCTCGCGCCGATTGCCGTGATGGTGAACTGCTGCAGCGGAGCGCCGGGCAGGACTGCCTTGGTCTCCGGATGGCAGGCATAGACACCCGCAATCGTGAACACCTGGCCGACCACCTGCGTCGAGACAGCGACGGTTGTGTGGATGTCGATCGTGGTGCCGTTCGACGAAGACAGCGCGCCATCCGTGACCAATGCCGCTGAATCGGTGGTGCCCGTCACGTCAGAGCCGTTGGTGAGCGTCCACATGCGATCGTTCTCGTACCAGTCCGCCATCGCGGTACGCCCGAGCATGCCTTCCCGATACTGCTCCTTGATCTGAGTCGAGTCCTGGAACAGCCCTTTCAGGCCGTTCACGATCGCGCTCATGTTGACGGAGTCGTACTGGATGCAGCGATTACCATCCTTCGGGGCCAGACACTGATTCAACTTCGCCCGAGCATTGCCGAACGGGAGAAGATCAGTCGGTGGTGTACCCGCGGTACCAACAGTGTTGTAAGTCGCCTTGGTGCAGAACGCGATGTAATCGCTCTCAATGGACGACACCAGCGACTTGACGGCCGGCTGGATGTAGTTCTTCGACAGATCATTGAACGCAGCACCGTTGGCTACGCTCTGAATGAGCTCTGCCGAGTTGAACCGCATGTCCACACCGTCCTGAGTCGCGACGGTAATTGTCTGAGTGCGCTCGTCCTGGTCCTGGACGGACATGACGCGCGAGCCCTGGCGTCTGGTGTACGCATTGGGCTTCTTCACTCGCAGAGTAGCGCCATGCTTACCCTGCCCGTTCTGCTTGTAATAGTCGTCGTATTGGAGATCGGTCGTACCGATGAAGGCACAGGACTCGTGCGCAACGCGCAGCGCTTCCCGTGCCACCAGATCGGTGACAGCAAATGCATTGGCCATGATGGAAAGTTCCTATCGCTTAGTACTGAACGATTTCCGCCACTTCGCGAACTCCTTGTCGGTCATCTGAGATGGGTCTTTTTCAACCGCAGGCTCAGTTGCATCGATCTTTGGAGGCGGTGGCGGAGCCTTGCTGACAGGCTTGGCTTTTGCTTGCTCACGCTCGAACGCAAGCTTGGCGTCGATACGCCCTAGTTCTACGGCGGCGAGGTTGTCGGGCAGAGCATTGATGCGCGCTGCTACTTCCGGGTTTTTTCCCAGGTAGTAAGCGATGCGCGGGCCTTCATCCATGGCCATCACCAAGTTCGCTACGTGGTTGTCAATGCGTGCGTAGTACGCAACGTCCTCGTAGTCATCGATCTCGGTCTTGAATTTCGACTCAAGCTCTTTGAACTTGGCGACCTGCTCCCTGCGTGTTCGCTCTGACTCCTTTGTGGTACGGGATTCCTCCAGCTTTCGAGCAGCCCGTTCGGCTGCAACGTCGGCCACGTACTCCGCGTACCGTTCCTCGTCGTATTCAAAATCAGCGAGCTTTTTAAGCGCTTGCTTTGTTTCGGCAGGCTTCGACTGGGCTTCAGACTTCTGAAGTGAGGTCAGTCTCAGCTCGCGTTCGTAGTCCCGCTCGCGCTCGGCTTGCCTAAGTTTTCCTGTCAGTTTGTCGATTCGCTTCTGGATGGAGTCTTTCTCTCCAGACTTATCGCTGGTATCGACAGCGGCCGGTGATGGGTCGGCTTTTGCAGCATCAGCTGCATTTGCATCAGGCACAGGTGTCTCTACGACGGCCTGTTGGGTCGTATCAGTCATGGGAATCTCAAGAAGCACCGGGAACCGCCCGGAGTCGGAATCAAAAAGGCCCGCCGAAGCGAGCCTTTGGTGTAAAGTTCAGTGGCTTGTCGTCAGCGGCTAACGCTTCAAATGAACGACATGGGCCGCTCACGCGCCGCCGCGCTCAATACCGGGACGCACCAACTGCGGATCAAGATCTAGGGAAGCGGTCGAGAGAGGGGAGTTAGCCTCCCCTTGATCACAATCACTTCTTCCCAGGCTTCGGCTTGTTCGCCTTCGCCTGACCTAACTGCTGCTTGTGCTGTGCCTGCATGTTCTGCACAGACATCTGCGTAGCCTGTTTCTCCAGCTGATGTGAGCCGTCCTTGACGGTGTCCTGCACATCGCGCTTCTGCGTCTCAAGCTGGTGCGAGCCCTGGGTCACCGCATCGACCACATCACGCTCTGTATTCTCGTGGTGATGGATGCTCTCGGTGACGGCCTGCGTGGCTTCAACCTTGGCCAGCTTGATCTTGAGCAGTGCGTTCTCGACATGAGCGTCGAATAACGTCTTTTCGGTGGCCAGCTTGTCTTGTGCGGCCTTCAGCTGCAGCTCAGCGCCCTTGAGGTTCGCTTGTGCAAGCTGGGCAGCAGCTTTGTCACCCGCGGCCTTGGCCATTTCCTGCTGCAGCTCCTGCTGAGCGGCTTGCACCAACTGGCCATGCTGCTGAACCTGCTGCTGTGCCTGCTGCACCTGAGCCATCGCAGACTGAACTTCAGGCGGCAATTCCTTGCCCTCGGTCAGCTTCTGCTGAATTGGCGGCGGTAACAGCAACTGCCTGCGCTCGGCGATCTCCTGCGCATATGGCATGTCCATTGCCTTGTAGACGAGGTCGCCCGCCGACATCATCAAGCCTTCATCCATGCCAGCCATCTGCGTATAGGCTTCTGCAGCCTCCATGCGACGCGTGGCATACGACGGGCCAACAGTGATCGCGGTGTCGAAGCGACCACGGCTCAGGTCGTTGATGACCTGTTTGGTGATGGGATCGCGCTTGTTTACGGTCTCGTACGATTCCTTGCCGTCAGCACCGAGGATGCGAATCGTCGCTTCGGTGTCGAACACCTTCGGGAACAGGTCGACCAGGATCTCCCAGGTACGCTTGACCGCCTTCCCCATGTTGTCCTGGTAGTTGAAGTTAGCGATCTCGCCCTGCGCTTTGCGTGCGTTGATCGCCTTGCCCGATGTCTCATTGCCCTTCGCGCCCAACGATGCATCAAAGATGCCTGTGACCGCTTTGATGTCATCCGAGGCGATCTGCATCTCTTGCACGAGTGCAGCCGGAATGTTTGGGCCGCCCTGTCTAACCGGCGGGCCAGGCGACTGCGGATCCGGGTTGTAGAGATTGAACGGAAAGTTCTTCTTGTGGCTCTCAGCGTAATGAGCCTCAAGCCCAGCCAGCTGCTTCGGCGTAATCCATGGCTTGTCCTGAGGAGCAAGCGCCACAGCCTCGATCGCACTGGTCCGCGAGTAGTTGTAGGCGCGCTGCGGATCCTTGCCGGCCCGTGTGATGCCGTTCCAGTACACCTTGCCGTCGATGACGACATACTCGCCGTACACCATCACCCAAGGATGCTGGCTGCCAGCCCACTCAACAGGACCTTCCAATATCGCATCGCCCGAGACGATGCACATCATGATCTTGTGGCATCGCTGAACGCGCGACTTAACGATCGTCACACCTTCAGGCGGAGTGACCTCATTGCCGTCCTCATCGAGCGCGTCGATGGTCGAGCCATCAGAGAGCAGGTGAATCGTTTTGTCGTACGGCTCCTTGTACCAGTACTCACCAATGCGGACCTGATCGTCGCTTTCCCAGTCATCCTCGTCATCGAACTCGCAATCATCAAGGCTGATCTTCTCAGCCTTGGGCCAGCGCTGCTCGAACGAGGTCTTGCTGATCTTGTCGGTGTACCACCAGTCTTCGGCATCACGCTTCAGCAGGTCCTTCGCTGCCGGATCGCAGTACAGGCAGAACGGGTTCAGCAGCGGGTCGATGTCGATGACCTGGCTGAACGAGTCCTCGGCATATTCGAGCGTGATACGCCAGGCGCCCATGCCAGCGCCGACCTGATACTCAGCCGCGTAGTCAGTAACGGTGTCGAAGTCCGCATTGGCAACGACGTTCCGAATGCCGCCTTCCAGGATCTCGGCGGTCTTGATGTCGCCATCTTCAGCCGCGCGCACCTTGCCCATGGGGCGGTTCTCGCGCATCTGGTTGATAACCGACTTGGCCGAGACGTTGAGCTTGTTGAACTCATACATCGGCCGGTCAGAGCCACGCTCGCGCTTCGTCGTGTCGTCCCACTGCGAGCCAGGGACGCGCAGGAACTTCATGTCATCAATCGCGAGCTTTCGATTATCGCGGTCGAACTCCATCATGGCCTTTGAGCGTTTGCGGACTTTGATCAGCAGGTCCTTCGCTGACTTCTTTTCCGCTCTGGTTTTAGCCACGCCTGAAAGCCTTGTAGATGTCGCCCACTGCGTGGGAGTCGTTACTCAATTGGTCTGCCACGATCGCGAGATACCGCGTTCCGTCTGAGCCGTTCGAACTGTCGTCGTGGAGTGGCGTTGATGCCTGCCCCTCGGTGTTCACGCGCCTGCGATACCGGCCGAGCCGATTCACCAGCTCGGATGCGTGTGTCTTGTCCACATAGAAGCGAGGGAACACCTCGCGTGTCTTGCGAATGCCCTGCTCAAGGCCGATGTCAGGAACGATCTCGACATCCCAGCCCAGCGCCCTGAACTGCTCCTCGGCGCTCGATCCGGTGACATGCTTCGCCTTGCCATCGTGTGGCAGGTAGAGCTTTCCGTAGTTGAGCTTCAGGTCGATGAGCTCCTGGTGATAGCTCGGGATGAAGCGCATTCGGTCTTCGATGTACCGAATGATGCGAATCTCACTTCCCAGCCGCTGCACCAGTAGCAACGCCATGAAGTCGTTAAAACCCAGGTCCGTGATGACATGGACCTTGAGCATCGGGTCGTACGGCACATTGGCCAGTCGACCGCTGCTCTTGAGCTTCGAGACTTCGTTGTAGTAGATCGCGCCTTCAACCGCTGGCCGGCACTCGCCCTCGTAAATGTGGGCATAGTCCTCAGGCGCTTCCCGCTTCATCTTCTCGCGCGCTGCATCCAGCACCGTCGAGCGCCAAGGGTTGTCCTGCCAGTTCATCTTCGTGACGATGCTGTCAGGCGGCGGACTCAGCACGAGGCGCTTGTACGTCTCGTCCGTGTCCATGTCTGGGTTGAAGCTGACCCAGATCTCAGAGCCCGGCGCGCGTATCGTGGGCTCAAGCAAGTCCCACGAGCGCTTACTGATCGTCTGCGCTTCCTCAACCCAGCAAATCGTCGTGCCTTCGAACGACTTGATCGATGTCGCTGTCTGGCCGCTCAGGCCGTGAAAGCTGATCTGTGTGCCGTTCGCACCTCGGATGTAGTTCTGCTGGACCTCATAGAAGTCTTCCAGCCCTAATGCCGAGACCAAGTCCTTGAGTAGCTGATGCACCGACTCCGAGATCGATTTCTGGATCTCGCGAGTGCACAGGATGCGTTCCGGCTTCGCCCTGCCCCGGATGAGAAGCATCCGAGCAATCGAGTGAGACTTCGAAGAGTCTCGCCCGCCGTACAGGACCTTCCATCGTTTCGCAGGTACAAGGGTGTCGACTGCCTTTCTGGGCAGATCAATTGCCAGCTGCATCCACGGCTCGGATCACGATCTCGTTGAGCGTTTTGATCGGTCCGCCCTCGCCGTCACCATCGACGCTCACCGATTGAGCCGGCTTGCCATCAAGCCGATCACCAAACTCTTTGAGAGCGGCGAGATCGCCGGCAGCTACGAGATCTAGCAGCTTGTCTGCTAGTTCATCGATCGCGGCGATGCGCTCATTGGCAGGCTTGCGACGCTCAAGCGCACGCATGATCGCTGCATGCCAGACCTTTGCCTTGGCTGCATTCCTGTTACCAACTGGCGCGCCCATTGATTCAACTCAATCG